GATATTATGATCATAGGTATTTGCGGATTTATTGGCAGCGGTAAAGACACTGTTGCTGACTATCTAGTTAATTTTCACGAATTTAGAAGAGAATCATTTGCCAGCACTCTTAAAGATGCTGTAGCAAGTGTATTTGGTTGGGATCGTACCATGTTAGAGGGTCGAACTAAAGAAGCTCGTGAGTGGCGAGAGCAAGTAGATCCGTGGTGGGCTGAACGACTGTCAATGCCAACGCTTACTCCTAGGTGGGTCCTTCAATATTGGGGTACAGAGGTATGCCGCAAAAGTTTCCATGACGATATATGGATCGCTTCATTAGAAAACAAACTACGCAATAGTAAAGACGATGTGGTTATTAGCGATTGCCGTTTTCCTAACGAAATTCAAAGTATTAAAAATGCTGGCGGTATGATTATATGGGTTAAGCGTGGCAAATTACCTGACTGGTATGATACAGCACTTGGTGCTAATGACGGAATACTTCCCGATCAAGAATTACTTAAAAAATTAAAAATACATGCTTCTGAAACTGCTTGGGTTGGCACTGAATTTGATTCTGAGTTAGAAAACAACAGCAGTATTGATGAACTATACTTAAAGATCGAATCGTTAGTTAAAAATCAGCAACAAGATCACCTTGTCTCCATTTAATTCCTTCTTTAGCTAACACTCGCTGACAGTTAGCACACACAGTTTTTAAATTAGAGGGCCTACAGTTATTAAGGTCCTCATCTACATGAAACACTGAAAATACTTCTTGATGCGGGCTTTTAAACCCGCATTTATCGCACTGATTCTTTGTTCGATACCCTGCTCTATACCATCTAGGTATTCCGTGATGTTTGCCGTTCTTTAAACAAATTTCACACAGTGACCTGTAAAAGGTTTTACCGTTTTTGTGATAGTTGATAGCTGCGGGCCTAAATCCGCACTGGCATAGTGGTCTCATATAGTTATTTAAAAGAACCGCACCTTTTCTATCCCTTTTTACTCGGTTATAACGGGCTATTTTTGTTCAAACCCGCTAAATATCTATACAAGATTTAACCATCAGGAGATAACGGAATGGCCCTACAATCACCAGGCGTACAAGTTACGGTAATTGACGAGAGTGTATATACATCTGCCGAAGCAGGTACAACTCCTCTTATCGTAGTAGCTACATCAGAAAACAAAACAAATGCTAGCAACACAGGAGTTGCTCAAGGCACATTACAAGCAAATGCTGGCAAAGCATATAGAATTTCAAGTCAAAGAGAACTTGTCGATGTCTTTGGCGTCCCAACATTTAGAAAAACTGCCACAGGAACTCCTGTTAATGGCGGCGAACAAAATGAATACGGGCTTCAAGCAGCATACAGCTTTTTAGGTGTATCTAACGCTGCTTATATCGTAAGAGCAGATATTGATCTTAACGAATTAACTGCTACAGCAACTGCACCAGGATCAGAAGCTACTGACGGTCAGTGGTGGTTAGATACTGCGGCAACAACATGGGGCATCTTTGAATGGGACGCCAGTGCTGCTAGCCAAGGCGGTCAAAAATTTGTTAATAAATCTCCATTGGTGTTAACTGTTGATAATGAAGATGATGTAACTGCTGGATCTCCTCCGTCACCAAAAGCAGGCGTTGGCCGAGTTGGCGATTATGCTATGGTAGCATACAGCGGAGTTATTAGACTATTTTACAAAGGTGCTGAATACGGTAATACTAATACTGTATCTTGGCAGCTAGTTGGTTCGCAAGCATGGAGAAAATTCTTTCCAGTATTTGAAACACAATTTAACGCAGCAACCGGCGGCAGTATTACAATTACAGCAGGTACAGGCGGAGCGACATCAGTCACTGTACCAGCAGGAACATCTGCCGCTACATTAGCAGCTAATATTAACGGTGTAGCAATTGACGGTGTTTATGCTGTTGGTGAAGGTAACGTATTAAGAATGTATTCTACAGGATCGGGAGATGTATCAGTAGGAGACGATTCAACAGGGTTAGGATATATCACTTTAGCTACTGGTACTTTAGATCCAGGAACTATTTTTGCTAGTATTGGAACTCAAAGAACATTTTATGTTCCAGATTTACAAATAAGTGCTCACACATCAGTACCACAATGGAAGTCAGTAGGAACAACAGCAAGACCAACAGGGTCTGTATGGGTTAAAACTACTGATCCTAACGCAGGTGCTCGTTGGAGAGTTAAGCGTTGGAAAGCATCAAGTAAAGTATGGGAAGAAGTTGCATCACCGCTATACGCCAACGGTCAGTCAGCAATTTCTGCAATTGACAGTTCGAAGGGCGGTTTGGGTATTCCACAAAATACAGCATATATTCAGTACAACTATGAAGAAGATACTGGATATGATGGGACTCCGCAAACAGCCACATTTAAAGTATTCACTAGAAAAAATACAGGTGTAACACAAGCTACATCAGAAACAATCACAACACAAGTAGCTTCTGGTTCTTACGATCTAACTTTTGTTGAAACACTAGCTGGTTCGTCAGCTCTTTCAACTCCAGTTACAGTTACCGTTGTTGCTACAGGTGCGGCTAGCGATGCTGATGTTATTAGAACAGCAATTAACAGTGCTGGTTTAACAAATGTAGAAGCAACTGTGTTCGGCGGCAAAATTACTATTAGTCACTCAACAGGTGGCGAGATTAGAATTGCTGACCCAGATGACTTGTTTGCTGATATTGGCCTAACAACTGATACTACTAATTTGTATGCCGATCCAAGCGGTGTTTATGATTTCATTGTAAGTAACTGGCAACCACTATCTGACGTAGGGTATGTAGCCACAAACGCATCACCGAAAAATGAACCAGTCGATGGACAATTATGGTATTCAAGCAGAATTGACGAAATCGATATTATGATTCTCGATTCAACAGGCGGATCCCCAGTATGGAAAGGATATAGAGAAGTTTATCCTTTAACTAATACTGCTGGACCAATGATTACATCAACTCGTCCTACAGAGCAAGCCGACGGAACAGACTTGGAAGATGGTGATTTATGGATTAGCACAGCTGATCTAGAAAACTATCCAACAATTTACAGATATAATGGTTCAACATTACGTTGGGATCTTGTTGATCGCACTGATCAAACAACAGAAAACGGTGTATTGTTTGCCGATGCTCGTTACGGTTTAAGCGGTGCCGATGGAGACCAAGCACAAGATATTATCGATTACTACGCAACAACTGGTGCTAGTTTCGTTGATTTTGATGCTCCAGATCCAGCACTATATCCAAGAGGTATGTTGTTATGGAACACTCGTCGCAGCGGATTCAATGTTAAGAGATACGTAGTAAATCATATCGATCGTGATGGTGAAAATACTAGAATGAACGAAAGCATGGCATTATACGCACCAAATCGTTGGGTAACTGCTTCAGCTAATCAAGAAGACGGTTCAGGAAGCTTTGGACGTAAAGCACAACGTAAAGTTGTTGTTGAAAAACTTAAAGCACTAGTTGATACTAACCAAGAAATTCGTGAAGAAGAAAGCAGAAACTTTAACTTAATTTCTTGCCCTGGATATCCAGAACTGTTAAGCAACTTAGTTTCATTGAACATAGATCGCGGAACAACATCGTTTGTTGTTGGTGATACACCATTTAGTTTAGCCGCAGATACAACAAGTTTAACTAACTGGGGTAATAACTCAGCAGCAGCTGAAGACAACGGCGAGCAAGGTCTTGTAACAGCTGATCCGTATGCTGCGGTATTCTACCCAAGCGGTAAATCGACAGACAACACAGGCAGCGACATTGTTGTTCCGCCAAGCCACATGATTCTAAAAACAATTGCGTTAAGCGATCAAGTTAGCTTCCCATGGTTTGCACCAGCAGGTACAAGACGTGGCGGCATTACTAACGCTACATCAGTTGGTTATGTTTCAAGAGCAGATGGCGAATTTAGGACAATAGCATTAAATGAAGGCCAAAGAGATGCTATGTACGAAGTTAATATGAATCCAATTACATTCTTTAACGGTGTTGGACTTGTTAATTACGGTCAAAAAACATTGTCACCGAACTCATCAGCACTTGATAGAATCAACGTAGCACGTTTGGTTGTTTATCTACGCAGCCAATTAAACAAACTTGCTAAACCGTTTGTGTTTGAACCTAATGACAAGATCACTAGAGATGAAATCAAACAAGCAGTTGAGAGTCTATTACTTGAATTAGTAGGACAAAGAGCACTTTACGACTTTGCGGTTGTTTGTGATGAAACTAACAACACACCAACACGTATCGACCGTAATGAATTATATGTTGATATCGCAATTGAGCCAGTTAAAGCAATTGAATTTATCTACATTCCATTAAGATTGAAAAATACAGGAGAGATTCAGGGCTCGTTAAACGCTTAATGATGAGGGGATAAACATCCCCTTATCAAAGTGATAAATAATAATACCCGGAGCATAAAGAATATGGCAATTTCAACACTATCAAGATTATCAGTTCCATTAGCGAGTGACGCTTCAGCAAGCTCACAAGGTCTGCTAATGCCAAAACTAAAGTATCGCTTTAGAGTGGTATTACAAGGCTTTGGCGCAAATGGAGTAGCAACAACAGAATTAACCAAACAGGTTATGGATGTAACTCGTCCTAAAGTTCAATTTGAAGAAATTGAAATTCCTGTATATAACAGCAGAGTTTATCTAGCTGGACGTCACCAATGGGATCCATTAACGCTTAATGTGCGTGATGATTCGAGTGGTAACATTCAACGATTATGCGGTGAGCAAATTCAGAAACAATTTGATTTCTTTGAGCAAGCGTCAGCAGCATCGGGTATTGACTACAAATTTACCACAGTTATCGAAGTGTTAGATGGTGGTAACGGAACACAAACTCCAAACGTTCTAGAAACATTTGAATGTTATGGCTGTTTTGTTCAAAACATCGATTACGGTGATATGAATTACACCTCAAATGAAGCAGCAACAATTAACATGTCAATTAGATTCGACAACGCCGTACAATACAAAGGCGGAGCAGTTGATGGTATTGGTCGTAACATTGGTGCTAGAACCCTTGGGGCCCTAACAACTGGATAACCCGGGAGCACCGGACTAAAATAGTCCTTCAAAGAGCTCGAATTTATTTCGAGCTTTTTTTATGGTTAAATAAATGTATGGCAAACAAATTTACTAGATTTTTAAAAGGTGCAGTACAAGGCATAACAGAACCAAAAGGTAATCTGGGCGATTTTCGACATGCTTCAAGATTGTATGTTGATAATACATTTGCACTAGCGCCAAGAACTAAATTTTTATATCATGTATATTTTGATATAAATCCTGCAGCATTGCAGGCTCCGCAATTTAAAGAACGTCACATGGAGGAAGCAGGTTTGCTGGTTAAAACAGCTGAGCTTCCTAAATTCAATTTAGACTTTGTAACAAAAAATCAATATAATAGAAAAAAATTAGTCTATAAAATGATTAATTACGAACCAGTTACTATCACAATGCATGATGATAACTTGGGCGTTATAAATTCTATGTGGGCATTATACTTTGGTTATTATTCAAGAGACAGACATAACGATGCTTCAAGAGCATGGCCATCAGACCCTTACAAGTCTGCAGACATTCAACAACTGTTTAGATACGGTCTAGACAGTGATAGAAAAGATGTTCCGTTTTTTAGATCTATACAGATTTTTACCATGTCTAGAAAACGATTTAACAGTTATACATTAATCAATCCTATTATTACTGCATGGAATCACGGTAACGTTGATCAGAGTCAAGGCGGCTCAACAATGGAAGGATCAATGACCATAGCATATGAAAGTGTATTATACGGTACTGGTGAAGTTGCTGAAAATAATCCTAAGGGATTTGCTAATCTACGCTACGATAAAACTCCATCTCCATTAAGTATTTTTGGCGGTGGTACATCAACACTGTTTGGTGATGGCGGTGTAGTAGCAGGCGCCACTACTATATTTGGAAACTTATACAACAGGTCAGCATTCGATTCTCCTGCTAGTTTCTTAAGGACTGTAGCAGGTGCGTTAAACACATATAAAAATCTTAGAAATATTGCCAAGAATCCAGACCTATTAGTACAAGAAGGAATTAATATTTTGTTATCTCCTGGCGGTGTTACTAATATTATTAGCGGAGTTTCCGGAGTTGTATTTCCTAAAAATACGGGAGCAGATGCGGGCGGCAACACCAATACAACACCGGCAGCACCTAAAGTATTTCCTAGAGCAGGTGGAGACAATATAGCATAATGGATACCATATCAAATTTACCAGTAGCGGCATCAAGAGACAGTGCGCTAGGCACTAGATTATATTTTGACAAATACGGGGAAGCTCCTTTAGAATTTTCAGCAACTGAGGTCGATACCACAGTGGGATTTTTAAGAGGCAGAGGATTTACTGACGACGCAGCTATTGTTACTGCTGTAATTCTTTTGAAACAGGCAAAACTTGATGCTATGCCTGTCCGCGATTTATTAGACACATTAAAAGGTTTAGCAAACTTAGAACTTTCAACGTTAGTCGGTGAAGTATTAAACAATAATCGTACAGCAACTTCCACTCTTGGGTTTAAAGTCCAGTCAGTGGTAAATCCTCTACAGATAAGAAACTTTATTCCGTAATATGGCCAAGTTTGCCCAAGGAAAATTTGAGATGAAAAATCCCGACAAGTATGTCGGAAAAAGAACACCTATGGCTCGCAGCTCATGGGAGTTTGTTTTTATGAGAATGCTCGACGAACATCAAGGTGTAATAAATTGGGCTAGTGAAAGTATTCAAATTCCTTATCGTGATCCATTGTCGGGACGTAGCACCATTTATGTTCCGGACTTTTTTATAGTCTATATGGACAAAAACAAAAACAAACATGCAGAAGTAGTAGAAGTAAAACCCAGTAGTCAAACAATTAGAGAAAAAGTCGGTAAAAGTTTGTATAATCAAGAACAGTATATTAAAAATCTAGCCAAGTGGGAAGCTGCTACAGCATGGTGCAAACAACAAGGTGTTAAATTTCGAGTAGTAAATGAAGATGAGATTTTCCATCAAGGTAAAAAACGCAGATAAGTACTATTATGACTAAAAAATTAGAAGAGCTGTTTAATCTTGATAACGAAACGGTCCAGCCTGAAATAAAAGCTGTTGAGCCCGACTTAGAGAAAAAAGAAGAAGTACGCAGCCTTGAACGCAGCTACAAAGAAATAGAAAAAATGTCAGTTAGTTTGCCAAATCTTGAAGATTTAGAAAACTTAGATGAAAAAGATTTAGACGATTTGGCTAAAAAAGCTGAATCTGCTTACGATGATTTGATGGACCTTGGTATGAATGTTGAAGTTCGATACAGCGGTCGCATTTTTGAAGTTGCGGGCGGAATGCTTAAAAATGCCATTGATGCAAAATCAGCAAAAATTGATAAAAAACTCAAAGCTGTCGAGCTTAAACTTAAAAAGCTAAAAATAGATAAAGATGCTGGCGACGAAGGTGACGGCGGATCATTGTCTGGGCAAGGATACATCATTACTGACCGTAATGAGCTCCTGAAAAAACTACGTGGTGAAGGATAAATACTAGTATGAAATCTTTTAATGACTATCTCACAGAAAGCCAAAAAACCTACTCTTTTAAAGTAAAGGTTGCTGGCCAAGTACCTGAAAAATTTGTAGAAACTGTAAAATCTAGATTAGAAAAATACGGATGCTCAAAGTTTTCCCAAGTTGGATCAACACCGATTCAAGCAACAGCTATGGATTTTCCAGAGTTATGTAATGTTGAAGTTACTATGTTTGAAGCAGAGTGTGCTTACCCTGTTACGCCACCGGAAATTTTGTTAGCAATTAAAAATTCAGTGGCAATTTCTGAAACGCATCTACGTGTAAGAAATGCTAAAGAGTCAGCAGAATTGGATGCGTTAGCATTAGATAATGCTCAGTCGTCTAAAAAGGCCAAGGCACTTTTAGATGATCCTGATTACAAAGAAGCAGAAAAGATTAAATCAAAAAACTATTTTGGAGATGATTTTAACAAAGCATTTCTAAAAGATTTACAAAAATCGGCCAAACAACGTAAAAAAGAGTTAGGCCATAAAGATATTAAAACAACCGAAATAACGAGCGATGGTCCAGACTTTGGTAAAGGATCAACGAGCCCGATAGGAAGCTAACATGAATTTTAATGAACTAATGCAAAAAATGCGTGATTTGGATCAACCAACGATCCAGTCAGAAGAGTGTGGAGCTATGCCTCCAATGACACCATCAACACCGCCATCAACACCGCCTAGCATGAGTGTTAATTTAAATGCACAAGGCATGGATGGTATCAAAGACCTAATGCAGTTATTTTCTAAGGTCAATCCTGATATGATGCCTAAGAACGATGTTCCAATGCCTACTATGACAGATCCAATTATAAAAATTGGGGCAGTTAAAACAGCAGAACCAAATAAAATGTTGGCCAAGCCTGAAGAAGCCTGGGACAACGAACCGGACGAAGAATACAAAGGAATGGATGCTGTAATCCGTACCGGTAATGATTTAAACAGACCAAAGAAAACATTTCCTAAAGTAGCAGGCGGTGATAATCCAATGCAACGTATGGAAAGCCAAGATGAGCTAATTAAGTCAATAGAAGCTCAACTTAAATCACAACTAGAAGAAATGAAGGGGAATAGATAATGGGAACAGTAACTAGAGTTAATGGATTAGCCTGCACAGTTGGCACATTGTATTCTTTAAATGCCAAAGCATTTTTAATTACAGTTAAAAACGCAGCAGCAAGTGCAAGAGATCTAAGAGACGAAGATGATGCTGTTGATGAAGCAGTTGAATTAATCATGAAAGAAATTAATCCTTTGATGTTTCTAGTAACTAATTCATCAGCAGGAACAATTCATATCGTTACTGATATTAGCTTATCAGCAAGTGATTTACAAACAAGAATTAGAAATCTTGGCGACGCAGTTGGGCCAAATGATATCGATGTTACTGGAACTACAGTAGCAGCCGCTACAGCTATCGCTGTAACAGCATAATTTAATTTTACTCAAATAGGGCCTACGGGCCCTATTTTTTTCAGTAAATAGCAGTATGGCAAAATCATTAGACGGCGTACTAATCAAGAAAGCACACGCCCAACAAAAATATACACTAGAAGAAGTTAAGCATCTAGAAGCTTGTATGGATCCAGTTGATGGGCCATTATACTTTTGTAAAAACTTTTTAAAAATTCAGCATCCTGTACGTGGATCAATTCCATTTGCACCGTACGAATATCAAGAACGTCTAATTCAATCATATCATAACTATAAACAGTCTATTGGTATGCTACCTCGTCAGATGGGTAAGACTACTTGTGCTACGGGGTATCTATTATGGTATACCATGTTTGTGCCAGAAGCACAGGTGCTTATCGCTGCTCACAAATACGAAGGTGCGCAAGATATTATGAATCGTTACCGTTTTGGTTACGAGAACTTACCAGACTTTATCCGTGCTGGTGTTTATTCATATAACAGAAATACAATCGAATATGATAACGGCGCTCGTATTCAAGCAACTACTACAACTGAAAACACCGGTCGTGGTAAATCTCTTTCATTAATTTATTGTGATGAGTTTGCGTTTGTACAACCACCAGAGAAAGCCAAAGAGTTTTGGACTGCGTTATCGCCAACACTATCAACAGGTGGTAAGTGTATTATCACATCAACACCTAACAGTGATGAAGATCAGTTTGCTTTGATTTGGACTGAAGCCAATAAGAAGTTTGACGAGCACGGTAACGAACAAGAACTAGGCACCAACGGATTCCATAGTTTCTTTGCGCATTGGTCAGAACATCCGGATCGTGATGAGAAATGGGCACAAACAGAGCGTGCCAAAATTGGAGAAGAACGCTTCCGTCGAGAGTTTGATTGCGAATTCTTAATTTTTGATGAAACCCTAATTAATGCTGTAAAACTAGCAGAGATGAAAGGTATTGA